GCCTTGGCACGAGCTTGGCGCGTCATTCCAGTAGGGAGGTGGGAGAAACCGGACAGGTGAACGGCAGGAAAATTGGCCTCAAAACCGCACCGTTAAAGGAAAGTTGGCTGAAACACTGAATTCCTGATTTCCGGACGGCTGCGGTAACAATGTGGGAGAAATTCGGGCGAAAACTGCGGGAAATGACTTAGGGCAGTACGGTAATTACCCCAGTTTGAAGCCCGTTTAATTGGTCATCGAACCCGATTTAATACAGCCGTCAGGTGGTCTTCAATAACGTCGCCCACCAGCCGCTGGTCAGAGGAAGGGAAACCGACCAGCTGGCGGGCCGGAATGCCTGGATGCGTAACCCGCTTTCTGAACAGCCCGCCAAAGGCCAGCGCCTTGGCCTTCTTCGGCGTGATTGTGTAGGCCGCTCCCTTGGGGCCGTGGGTGCCCGTACCGAAGTGATGCCACACGGCCTTCTGATCGCTGAACCCGAGTTTCAACTCTGCACCCTGCACCTGGTAGTTGAAGCTCCCCAGCATGTCGCCGTGGTCGTAGAGGATTCGGCTCTTCTTGGTCTGTACCTTCTTGGCCGTGGCTAGGCTCATCTGGCCATTCTTGCGGAACGATTCGCCCTGAGACTTCCAGACCGCCGAACCAATAGTCATCGGCGACAGTTCCTTCCACTTCGTGCCGTCTGGGGCCAGGCCCTGGTCATGACGCTCCTGATTCACCCGCAGCAGCGATTCGCCCAGGCTGCCCAGCATCTCCTGGGGCGTGGCAATTTCAAGGCGGACGGTCTCAAGGGCACGGGCCAGATGTTCGGCTTGTAATTCGACGGTGAATTGCATATGCTGTGTCCGTGGTTAGGTCAGACTGCGCTTCGGCGCTACTGCACAGTATCCGAGCCACAACTAACGCGGCCCCTGATGAGGCCGCGTTTTTTATTTGCTGAATACCAGCCTGCCCATGCGCTGTTTATCAAAGTACGCCTCGCGGGCAGCCTCGGTTTTCTGGGTTCCCATGAAGGCGGTAGAACCTGTCCAGCCGGTTTTCCCCCACTCGAAGACCGCCACGCCGTATTCATCCGTACCTTCCACCTCGAAGGCCCGCAAGTAGCGGCGCTTGAGACGCCACCGACCCTTATCGCTGTGATCTTTCATCCAGGCCCACCAGATTTCATCCGGTTCAATCAGCGTCATGGCCAGCAGGTTGACGTACTCAAGCCGGGAAGCCTTGCCGGGCTTAGACAGCCACTTGAATTTCCCTGCGCCGTCCTGAAAAAGTGCCTTGGTGATAGCCAGCGTGCTACCTGCGGCATCGGTGAAGGCCGCGCCTTCGTCCATGGTGGCACCGAAGACGTCCAGGAAGTCCGCCACGGCCACTTCGGGTGCCGTATTGGCAGGCAGCAGCGTACTTTTCGGCACCATGGTTGGCTTGGGCAACGGCGGCGGTGTGAAGCCCGTCGGCCAAGGCGTCCCGCGCTCTTTCAGTACCGCGTCGTAGCCTTGCAGCGGCGGCACGGTCTGCGGATCAAGCCAGGCTTTGCCGGGGTTGTAAGCAAAGCCTGGGTCGATGCCCTTCGGGGTGCGCACGGTGCGCGGTGCGCTGCCGTTCTTGCCTACCACGCGCTCTTCCCATTCGATGGGCGGCGCTTCGTCGGGGCCGGCCTTGCCGTTCTTCTCCCATTCGCGGCGGGCCTCAAGCCGAGAGAAGGAATCGACCTTGCATTTGCAGCCCCAGCCATTCTGCGGCATGTGGGTGTTCCACCATGGGTCATCAGCGGGGAGGATCAGGCCATTCCATGCCTTGTGCTCAAGGCGCGGATGCTCAAAGCTGGTGTGCCGATAACGCCAGTAAGGCCGCAGGTGCTTGACGGCCATCATCTGCTGGTATCGGCCAGCGTTGTACGCCTGGGTGACATTGGTGTCGTAGATGACCTTGCTGCGCCAGCCTGGCGAACCGTTGTGCGCCCAGCCGTGCTTGGCCACAATCTCATCGAACTGTTTGCGGAAGGCTGGATAGCCGGTGCCCGATTCCTTCGCCTGGCGGATCGCGTTGTAGAAGTCCTCCACCAGGGCGTCATGGGCCGCCCCTGCCACCACAAAACCGTGGCTGTGCTGCTCCTGCCAGATATCCGTCCAGCCCGAGGAAGGAAGCCGGATTTTCTGCTTGAAGAAGTCGATTGCTTCAGAAAATGGAAGTTGGTCTGGCGACGCGGCCATTACTTTCCGCCCTCGATCTCAGCCCGTCCAGCCAGATTTGCCGCCGCCATGCCCAGCGCCATGGCTTCCGCCCACTTCGGGTTGTTCGCCTTCAAGGCTTCGATCCCGGCCAGGGCTTCGTCGAAGTCGCCCGCCTCGGCGACGATGGCAGAAATCTGCTGGATGAGGGATTGCTCATGCGGGGCGCACAGGGCGGCCAGCTGGGCGGCGTAGGGGCCGGTGATGTCTTGATCCCCGACCTTGCCGGTGTTGGCCAGCGCCGCCAGTCGCACTAGGGCGGCGTCGACGGGCATAGCAGCCGACTTTCCGGGCGCGGTGAGCAGCTTGACCCCCTTGGCAGCACGGGGAATCTGCATGGACTGGTGCGCCCACTCCACGTCGATCTCCATGCCCAAATCAGCCGCCTTGGTCAGCACGTCGGCCATTTTTCCCTGATCGACCGTTTCTTCGGTCTGGTAGCCGAAGGTCGGCAGCCGATCCTCCGGGAACATGCCGTTGATGAGCGCCACCGGGCGCACCACCTGGCCGTTCATGGTCGGTTCGATCTGGCGGACATCGTGCAGCATGATTTCGCGCCGCACCTTGTCATGGATCGCGCCCAAGGCGTTGGTACTGGTCTTGCCGTCGGCCTGGCTGGTCAGCGTTCCGCCCAGGATCGCCATGGACTGCTTGCGTTCCCAGTAGGCAACCGAATTCAGGAAGTCATCGACCGTGCCGGTCTTCGTCGCCTGGATGAAGTCGATAGTCATGTTGCTCGGAACCACGCCAGCGCCATCGTTGCCGATGTTGCGCACGGCTTTCAGCAGTTCATCCCGTTGCTTGGAGCCAATGCCTGCCGGGTATTTACCCAGGCGTAGCGGCAGGCCGTACACCTCAAGGAATCGCTGCATGTCGCGGATGTTGTAAGCCTTGTAGGCATACGTCCAAGCCAGTACCCGGAACAGCGCGGCCTGTTCGATGTAGCCCGACTTCGCCCGGTGTTCATGCACCACCCAGCCCCACCCGCGCAGGGGTTCCGGCAGTCCCATTTTGAGAAGCTGCATCGCTCCGGTGTCACGATCTACCTGGAACATGCGCTGTGGTACCCAGTGCAATGCCTGAGGCAGCCAGGTGCTACCGGTCCTCCAGTCGATTTCCAGAGCAGCGAATCCTTTGCCCACGGCATCCGTGAGGTCGTATTGGGCGTCCTCAAAGCGCGGAATTTTGCGCAGCATGTCCGCCAGTTCTTCCGTGCGGTCGATTTCGGACTGGTTGGCATCCTTCGGCGGGTGCAGTTGCCAGCCCAGGCCGGTCACCGCCCGGCGACGCTTGGCCAGTTCGGCGAAAATGTGCGGGTCTTGCTCTTCGACCAGTTCAAACAAGGTGGCCTGCTCGGTGATGAAGCCCTGATCGGCAGCGGCAAAGGCGCTGGCCAGCCGCGACGGGTCCAGGGTATTCACCGAGGCGTAGTTGAGAGTGTTGCCTTGGGTAGAACGGGCACCCGCTTGCAACTTGTCCAGCCCGGAACGGGCCACCTTGGCCAGCGCGGCCTTAATCTCTTTAATCATCATCGTCCCAATCGTCAGAATGGCCGCTTGCGCGGCTGGTGCTGCGGCGGTCGCGCCGCGAGGCCGCCGCCGACGTGTATTGCCATTCGCCTGCAAATTGCGTAGCGAGCTTCCAGAGCTTTTCCAGGGCATCCGGGCCGTCGTCATGGTCGGCTTCCGGCCAGAACTTGAGCTGTTCGTTCAAAACCCCGTGGGAACGGTGGGTGCGAATCTTCCCGTTGTTGACGTGCGGTTGCAGCGAGATGATCCGCAATTCCTTTTCCACGTTCTCCGGCATCGGAATGCCAGGGAAGGCGATGCCCATCAGCGCCGCCCGCTTGAGCAGTTCGGTGTACATGAACTCCTGAAACTGCACGGTTTCAACGCCCCACGCCAGACACTGGTATTCGGCCTGTAGGTCGATGGCGCGGCTGATGATGAGGTCGGGCACCCGGCGGCAGATATCCGCCTCCACAAC